AGCCTGCCATGTCCATTTTCCGTCTCGCTTCACTCGCCAATATAACTTCGCCATGTATACACGGTGTATACATTTACCTATAACTGTATCCCGAATAATCTTCGGTTTGCTGCTAGGTCATAAACATCATACGCTAGCATCGACCATCCAAGACCCGGAACTGCCTTGACTGCAACTCTACCGCCGAATCGAGCACCTCGTCCGGCGTATTTTGTGCCTTTCATAACGTAACCGCCAACGGTCTCACCCATTCTGAAAGCACGACTACTTGCAATTTGGAATTCTTTGCGACTGCGAAGTGCAGCAGCTGTTCCAAATTTAGCAGCGTCTAATCCTTCGTATGCATAACTCATCAGATGAGGGTTAGACATACGAGTTAAAGCCAGTGGCATACTAATGTGAGCCAATAAATTTCCCATTTGAATTCCAAAATGAATTCCCCCTGCTCTGCCTTCAAGTCCTGAAGGATTCTCTCGAGCTCGATCATAAGATTTCTGCGCAAGTGGAGATGTAAATGGTGAAATAATCATTCCACCCACTCCATACCGCATGATTCGCAAGTGCAATGCACAATTGGTTGCTTTGGATCAGTGTCATCAATAAGCACTGAATCGATTTTGTTCGAGGAACAAGTTGGACACACGCAACTCACTTCCGTCGTCGTGTGTTTTTCTTTTTCTTGTTGACTGCAACAAGTTTCTTGGTCGATTTTTTACCGTCAGTATAACGGTATCGAACCATTTTTCCATCCTTCTTGAATGTCTTTCCATATTTGTAAGCCATCAGAAGCACACTCCACTCGCTTGAGCAATAACTCGGTCGCTAATACCTAGCAAATGTGCTAGAATCATCACACCGATCAATTCGATTCGGTTTTCTTTAACAGCGCACAAAATACGTGCAGCTGCTGTTGTCGCTTTCGCTGTTTCAATTTCAGGTGATGGTGTCATAATCTTCACATCTCCAACATTGATTCGGCCAAATAGCCTCTGTGATCACCCGGAACTAGGTGAACAATAAATTGGACTGCTCCGACAAGTGCGGAAGTATCTAGTTGAATCAATCCACAAGGGAATGAATTGCCTGCAACTTGTGTTTGAGATTGCGTATTTGCAATACGAATACTAGCTACAAATTCGGACTGGTCGCCGACTTCTCCGGGATAAACATCCCGATCGTATGGCAGTTCATTGTTGTTAAAAACAACATTGTCTAAAACTGCATCATCATCTTGCCCGACATCGAACATACGTCGATATACATTTTCTGCCTGTGTAGTTTCAACAGGGACGGCAGGGTCGGGAGTAAATGGCAAACTGCGAGAAGCAGCATATGCCTGAATCAACCCGATAGAAGCGGGATTGGTTGTTGGGTTTTGTCCACCAATCATTTGCAAATATGGTTCCCAATTTAATCCAGAGGATGGCGAATTTGGAATAACGATTGTACTGTAATCCCAATCCTCTGCTGGAGCATAGGCAACGCCTGCTGTTCCAAGTGGCAACAAACTTGCACCACTGGGACGTAATCGGGCATCAAAATGTGCCTGATCCATGTAAATCTTGAAGTCATTAAAACGAGCTTTTACTGATTCATTACCATCTTCAAGAACTTCGTTCTGTTGTTTCTGCCATAGGCGAAATGCTTTTTCCCACGCATTCGACATTACCCAAGTTTCGGGTAGTCGATTGACGGTGATATAACCGCTACCGGTTCCACTGCCAATGACAGTTAAACCTGCAACAGCCCAATTGAGACCAGCACGATAAAATCGGCGGTTAACAATTGAAGCGCATTCGGAAATTGAAATATATTGATATTGACCAATTGCCGGATCCAAAGTGAATCTCATTGATTTGACAGCAGGTTGTATTTTGGGCATAGCCCTCCCTGCTGATGAAGGTTATTATTAATTTCCCCCGTAGCGCCAGCGGTCAAACTCTGTGACCTCCCTACGAATCTCGTCACCAGTATGCATGCACACGGATTCCAATCTTCTTCGCCCTTCCACCGAAGGTGACATCCTAAAATCGTTGTCCCTCGTTGTCCGTGTTTAGGCGTCCCTGAAGAGACAATCGTCGTAGCCGTCTTCAGGATTACAGCAGCCAAAATGGCATCTGATCGTTCCGCCCATCATCCGCACTCTACGGTGATGCCTCACCGGTAAGGAAGATTGTGCAGATTTCTCTTTACACCTGCATAGCCAAGGTGCTACGCTTTCGGTGTATCCGTAGATTTCTTCTACGATCGTACACGTCTGACATTTATTCATACGGTACTACATCCATAATACAACTGAAGCATAGCTCCAATTCATTTACACACTTAGGAACTAAGTCGTGTTTTCCACAGTGTCTACAAACAATGTAGATCATTCTTCTTCCTCCTGACTAGGCCACCAAAGGGTGACTAATTCAGCATCAGGATGAACCCGTTCTGTCATCAATTCTTCTGACAAATGCAAATCGTAAATGGCAGCCTGCCATGTCCATTTTCCGTCTCGCTTCACTCGCCAATATAACTTCGCCATGTATACACGGTGTATACATTTACCTATAACTGTATCCCGAATAAT